TCATTGTAAACATCTCCAACCATTAAATATCTATAAACCTGTCTAACTGTACCAGAATTATCTGATCGTTCATAAGGAATTTCGTAAAACGAAATGAAATCGTCACTTGTGTCATTTACGTAAGAATGTATAGGTAATAATGTTCGTTTCACATATTGTTCATCAAATATAGGGGTAATTTTAAAATTTTTAGAATATTCTTGTAGAAGTTGGGTTACTTTAGGTACATCATCTAATGTCATTTTTCGCCATAAATGTTTACATGGTCCACGGATTTCATAAAATTTTTCACGGATACGATTTGTCTGATGAAACCCAATTTTTACCAAGTGTTGTACATCTAAAAATCTATGCCAGTAATACGATTTAGTTATAGGTGTTGGTATTTTAGTTTGTGCAGTATAAATAGCTTGCCAAATATCTTTCTTATTTGCTCGTCTTTTAATTTCTGTTATCAAAAGTGGTGCAAGTCCAAAAGTTCTATATGATGGGTGTACACATAAATAGTCTATCTGTGTCATCTTGATATCTTCATTTTCGACTCGTGAATTTACCGGCATACTCGTAATATACCCAACAAGTTCATTTGTATCTTTTTTACGAATGGCTATACTATCATTTATTGACCATTTGAGAACGTCTTTTGTATAGCATAATTTGAATCTACCACTTTCAACATAATACTCCCTTAAAAACTTGCACGCTTCTTTAACACCACAAGATGACCACATGAAACTATCCGGAAGTTTTGTAATCTTTTTTGAAACATCTCGTGTTTTCTCAATTTCACCAGGTGTAGTCCCTTCACGAGGTACGGGTTGTTTATCCCAATACTCATGCATTTACATAGATAATAGCTTAAAGTTTTAAGCCAACACATAAATATAATGTCTCTTGAACAAGATTACACCACTGTACCCGGTCAGATCTTTGCTTGTCTATCCGTTGTTGGTCCTGAGTGCCCTCAAAAGAATGAGAAGTTTGGTATTAAGATCCGTGGTGCATTTGCCACTCGTGATGAGGCCGCTAAGCACGCTGCACGTCTACAGAAGGAGGATGCCACTTTCGATATTTACGTAGTTGACATGTATAAGTGGCTTTTGATCCCTCCCGATTCCGATAAGATTGAAGATGTTCACTATACCAACGATAAACTCGAAGAGATTATGAAGGGATACAGGGAGAACCAGTCCGAGGCTGCTCGTATGTTTAACGAACGTAAAACAGCGATGATGGCTGAGAAGAATCATTACGTATCAGGTGATGATAATTCTAAGTTTTACAACAAGCCCGATGAGGCTCCTATCTCTCACCCAGCAGAGGTCCTCGAACGGCTCAAGAAGGAAAAGCCTGACACTCCCATGGAGGAGCTTGTAAAGGAGGCTGATGAGATTGTTGCTGAGGAGATGAAGCAGCGACAGAAGCAGCGTGACGAGGAGGCGTCGAGGGATGCTAAGTTGGAGGAGGTAAAGGAGGAGGGAGAACCTGAAGTTTCTTCTGCGTAAATAATATTCATATACATTAAATAAAAATGCTTCGTATAATTCTAACAATATTGTTAGTCGGGGCTTTCTTTATTTTGTTTTTTAAACCAAATTACAATTTAAAAAACAAAACAGATTTAGGTTCAGTAGCAACTGATACAGGTACTGAGGAGGCTTCAACAACGGATGGTTTCGTCGAAGATACATATAGAGGACCATTTGTGACTTTCCAACTCGATCCTCCAAGATATGGTGATATCGGTACATTCGTTGCTTATTCATCTATTCCGGAGACTAACTGGTTAAGTGGATTTCCGCAAAAGGGTGTGAATAACGATATGTACGAGGACACAGATACAAAACTTTCGACTCGTATAAGGGATTTGAGTAAGTGATTAGGTGTACCTGAGGATGACTGGTTGCATCGTCTTTCCCATAAAAAATCCTAAAAGAAATACTGCAAATGCAATAATCCATGTGGATTTATCGATATCGGTAAAAGGGTCAAATTTTCCAGGTTGAGGATGGGATTGCGGGTAATTCATTTCACTTGGATGAAAATAATATGGTTGATCTTGAATCATTTCATCCTTATCATTATCTTCATTCTTCTCCTGAATTAAAGGATCAAGGTTTGGGCTATACTCAATAGGATTACCAATATCAGTTTCCATTTCTAATATAGAATCTGTTTTTTTTAAGCTGATTCTTCCTCACTCTCACTCGCTTCCTCGTCATCTACCACGAAATCCTTGAGATTACCATTATCATCCGCGTCTTCGTCGTAATCATCATCACTACCTTCTTCTGAGTTATATTCATCTTCAGTGTCAATTACTGAATCGTCTTCAAAATCTTCATGATCATCTGTAGCATAATCGTCATCTAGTACAGTTTCTATTGGTATATAAAGAACGGGCTTCTTTATAACTCTACCAAAGCGAGAACGAGTACTAACTACCATTTATATACTTTAAACACTGTTCTGTTTAAGTATCTTTAGGGTGAAGTTTACTAGTTATTTTAGGGAGTAAGAGGTGAGTTCTTCCACTGTTCTTCTTACATATTGGGCATTTTTGTTTTATTTTGTTTTTAGTAATGACATATGACATAGTTTTATTCTCGTGTACACCAGAAATAGTCTCACAGTAGTTAGATGTGGTTAACACTAAAAAATTATTTTTATCCCTAGTTACATTAACCACACGTGTATCATCGTTACACTTCATATTCTTATTAATGAAGTTTTCAAGATCTGGTTTTACGTCCATCTGTTTAATTTCTGGTTTTTCTACAACTTTTTTGATTTCTGGACACTTACTGATAACCTCCTTTTTGGGGTAAAGTTTATCAATAATGTCACTCGTCAATTGATGTCGGCGACCACAAAAGTATTCACAAAAGCCATCACGACGTCCCAAAATAGTTTCATGTCGACTGAAACATTTCTGGATAATGAACTTTCCACTAAGTATAAACCATACATGATTCGAACTATGATTTCTTTTTACATTTTCACAGTATCTAGAAGTTGTCGCCGCGTAATACATTTCTTTGTTTTTGAATAATTTAGTGATATATGCACCCCCTTGACCCTCCATATTTTTTCGAATAAACGTTTCGATTCGGTTTTTCAATTCCTCATCATAAATTTCATTATTAGTTTGATCTTCTAGAAAAGAATCCTCCTTGACTCGTATAGACACTGAAGGTGATTCCACTGAAACTGTGCTAGGTGCGTCAGTTCTAACAGCTGACATTTTAAGAATTTCAACTGACGGTTCTTGACTTATTCTCACGAGAGAACCAACCTTATAAATAAAAACTGGGAGATAAGCCAACTGATCAACCCTACCATGTTCACAATCCTTACATCCCCGACCCCCACACGCTTCATGTTTTGCTCGTTTGTATGACCACGGCATCCTAAACCCACTTCCTTTAGTCTTCCTACGTGTGTCACCATACACAGATGAATCAATAATTTCATTCCAATCCATATCACCTTTAAATTTAGAAAGAGACACTAGAATATGTTCGCGAAGTGCGACGGCTGAAATTTGATCAACCACGAAATTAGGCCAATTGAGATGTACACCCGTTTTCATTAGATCTCCAGACACCTTTGGTGGCGATACGGAAACGAGACATTCTTTACCACCATGAAATTTAACAGTTTCACAAATATTTTTAGATATATCATGTATATCGTCAATACCTAGGGGATCGACATCTTTATAGTCGATGTCAACGAAAAAGTTATAGGTCTCACTCTTTTGCTCGACGACGTAAATTCTCTCACCAGATTTTACAGACTCTATATACTTATCGTAAAATTCATTCAATCTATCAAATGGCACTGAGAGTTTACCCCCGTCCATGAGCACATGTGATAGATTGGTAGCATTATTGAATTTTTGGGAAGTGTACCAATTCTTAAACATACCTTATTATTGTTCTTCATCTCTAAACCATTTCATACATGAGACGTCCTGGTATTCTTGATTTTGAGAAATTTGCTTTTTAAAAGTAAGTAATTCGTAAACCGTTTTACTTTCATTATCTTTGTACCACTGTTCAATCTCCTCTTCACACAGTCCTCGGTTCTTCTCAAGTAGTTCACCAATCTGTCTTAAAATAAAAGCCTTGGACTTCATTATTTAATAGAGAAGGTTTTTCTATTGTGAGAACTTATACACGCGTAAAATTGGGGATTCTTAATGACATTATCTATGATCAACTTCCATCGTTTACGTCCATTGAATTCTTCTAGTGTATCATAGCTCATGAAATCGTTCTCATCATGGGTTTTACGAATAGGTTGATTGTTCATCTTTTTGATCTGTGTTTTGTGTTTTTCTTCGTAAAACTTACGAATTTGTGTTTGTTGTTCTGATCGATTGTAATTGACAAAGAATATGAATACGTTATATTCTAGGTCTACTGTTGGGCTTTCTTTATGTATAAATTTGAATTCTGTATATTCACCATTTTTGAGTGACACAACACCACGTGTCTCTTCTTCTAATTCTCGTAGGGCACATCTCAAGGGGTTGTAAATTTCCCGTCTTCTACACCCACCCGTTACGAAAATCCAATCTTTAAATCTCCAGTCTCTTACTGTGAGAAACCTAGGTTTCCCATCGGTAAAAGTAACCGGTACTGCAATCGCTTTGTACTTCTTCATTGCGCATTCGCAAGTTATAATAAGTGGATATGATTATTCTTCGGATTTTTCATCCACCTCATCGATATCTTCAAGCTTCTTTTCAGGTACAGGAACTGGAGCAGAAACTGGCTCTGGGGGTGGAGCTAAGTGTCGAACGACCTGGGCTGAGAAACCTTTAAAATTGTCAATATCCTGTTTAGCCTTGTTTAACTCTTTAAACATGTAAATCATACCAATTGCAAAAACAATCGCTGCAACGATGAGTAGGGTGTCTTTATTGACTGGAACCATTTATAAAAGAAAATGTCATTTTCTTTTTAAGCTTTCTACATCACGGCACCCATCTTAGTCTTACCAACGGTGGGGCATTCATACGGGCTCTGGGCAAATTGAACGGCTTCGTAATGCGCATTTTCACACGATTTGCTTGTTGGCTGTGTGGGTTGACCAACAAACTTTTCGAGTGTCCTGGAGTTAGGATCGTACGTCAATACAAAAACGATGGCAAGGAGAAATACTACTGTCCAAAACATCTTTTATTATTTACACATATAATTAGTTACTGTAGAGAAGACCAGCCATACCGTTTTCGATGCGGAGCACGTTATAGTTTACGGCATAAATATCTTTACCAACATCCTGGTTATCGTTGATGAGACGAGCCGAGTCAAGTCGACTGAAGTTTAGGCTGCCGGTAGGCTGAAGCTTTCCAGTGTCGAGACAGAAGGGCATCAAGAAAAAGTACTTAGGGTAATTCATCGAATAACCACCGCCATAGTAGGTGTGGTAGAAGAGAGGTACAGTACTGAAGTTGGGGTGAGCAAACTTGAAGTCAGAAACATCTGTACCATTGATTTGGAGCTTAAGCTTGTTATTAGCGTTAAGGATCGCAAGATCGGCTGCGTCTCCAGAAGCTAAATATTTCACGGGGTGGTTGAAGTTGAGCTCCTGGATCTTGGCACCAGAGGCAACCGCCTTCTGAACCTGGGTGATGAGCATGTTTTGGGGCTGGGAAGCGAAGACCTCACGCTCCTGTGTATCAAGGTACGCGTAATTGGCGTAGACGTCCCACTTGTGACTCGCCGCGCTGCCACCCCAAGTGATTCGAATCTCGACATCGTGGTACTGGAGAGAAATGAGTGGGAGAGCAGTCTGCCAGTTCTCACAGAAAGCGAAGCGAAGTGGGTAGAAGTTCTCATTGTTTGAGCCACCGTAGAGATCACCAGCAGCACACTTGGAGTAGGAGGTCGCGGCAGTTCGGGGAGCGATGAATGTAGAGTAGGTAGAATCTTGTTCATCAATAACTTGACCTCCAATTAATAATTCTACCTTGGAAATTCTAGTCCTCCAGTCAGCGACAGCCGTGGAAGCGGTGCCACTGTTAGGTACAAGATACACATAGTTGAGCATGTCACCCTTGCGCTCGAAGCGGACGGTGGACATACCGTTGTTGGAGACGTTGCCCTGAATGACCTGACGCTCGACAGTTTGGGAAAAATTAGTGTGACGTTTGTAGGTGGAGCGGAAGAAGCTGACCTCGGGCTGACCAACGAGGTGTACATCCTGAGCACCGACGGCTACGAGTTGGGCAATACCACCAGACATTTTATAATATAGTGAGAGTTTATTTTTAAGCTGGGAAGACTTACAAACTGGAACACAATTTGTAAGAAATGTTTTTTTTATGTATGAATTCTACGAAGTCCTACTTAACCACAGTGGTATGTACAACCCACAAATGCTGCTATGTGAATAGTATTTGCTTCGTCTGTTTGAGATCCATCGGATGTGAGATATCTAAGATCGTATTCTGTTTCCGTTTCTTCACTTTCAATCCATGTGAGCTGTCCATTTTCATCTAGGACATTTACCAGTTCTTTTCTAACTTCAGTCTCATAACCCGGATGCGATTCCTTTGTTTCTTGTTTATCAAGTTTATAATACTTCTTAGACATAATTAGTTTATATTCGTGTTTAATATCATCTTTTAATTTGTCAAACCTATCTTTGGGACATTTGTTTTCGTATATTTTAACCTTAATTACTTCGTATAAAGATGAATTCTTATCGTATTCTTCTTTACTTAAATGCTTTAACTTTGTAGTGTATGTGAGTTCTACGTCATATTTTGATGGATTTAAATTGTACTGTTCTTCATTTATAGATGTAATTTCACCAGAATCTTTAATTTTGTATTCAATTATTTTATCATATAACGATTGATTCTTATCGTATTCTTCTTTACTGACCGTCTTACTATCATCTATTCTTTGATAAGCATCTGCCTTGAACATTCCAGCGGGGGTCGTCTCATTGATATCATGTATTTCCTTTCTGGAATAATATTCATAATCCTCTTCCAATCTTAACGACTCGTCTGTAACGTCGTATTCATCCTTTGTGATATTCACCTTATATGTAAATTTATAGTAAGTTATATCCTTCAACTCCTTCACGAGTTTCTTAATCTTACGCGTCTTATTGGTAAAGTCACAGTCTTGTGTGATTTTTGCTATTGTGTAATTGTGTATGATATCATCATCTTGGCGCATACCATAACCGGCTACGTTTGAAGACGTTATGTAATCACCCGAATCCAGTGATCCGTTAATGTTAATTGTCCATATACCACCTTCACCCAATGCATTTATTTTTAAACGTGTAGGATCATCTGGGAGATGTGATTCGGGATCAGCTTTCAATGATATAACTCCTAAACATGTCTTGTCCTTCTCTTTGTTGGTAAGAGAAACTATGGGTAGAGCTTCATTTATAGTTGGTTTAGTTATACTGTCATGGTTGAGATATTCATTATTATTGGCAGATACAGCTAGACCTTCATATTTTGCATAGTCATTTGATGAGATATCTTTAATTAAACATCTGTGCTGCCCCGTAAAATCAGAGAGATTGTTCACAACTTCTTGGATTACCTGTTGATTAGAATCAAGTTCTTTAATCCCCGCGCATAACACAGGTGTCGTTTCTGTTAAAGACATTGTTAAATTACCTAGTGACTCATTATGGTATACACATTCGGGTTGCTGCGCTAACCAATCCTGGGCGATGAAACCTAAACGTTTTTCGTCTGTATCTTCCTCGTGTAGGTAATGAAAAAGAACTGGACGAATATTTCGTAATTTTTCGAGTGAATTTTCTATGGGTGTGAAATTTTTCTTTGTGCGTGAGTCTGAAGAATGTGGAACCCATGAGGCTCCATTCCACGGCATATAAACACCGGTTACCCCGTTTCCACCACCATAAACAAAGAATTCCGATCCTCCTATACCGAAGCCCCACTGGTAGCCATTTTGCGCGTTCGCTCTGAACCCGCGTGAATTTGTCTGTCCATTTTTAACATCTAATGTATAACTCGGATTATTTACCCCGAGCCCGAACCGCTGCGAGGAGTCAACTGTAAGAGCAATGTAGCTATTAGTGTATAACTTGAATGTATAGTTACTGGGAAACCCAAAGTAAGTATTGTTATTACCACTGTGATATATGTAGTCAGTATTATATATAGATGAAAAAGTGGGTGAGGAGGATTTTACCAGACTCCCCGAGCCCGTAACGCTTGTCGTCGCTGTACCACCACGAGCCACTGGTAAGGTCCCAGCCGTGAGTTTAGATGTATTTAAACCGGGAATCCTAGCATCAGCAAAGCTTCCACTGTTGATTTTAGATGCAGCCAAATTGGGAATCCTATCAACAGCAAAGCTTCCACTGTTGATTTTAGATGCAGCCAAACTGGGAATCCTAGCATCAGCAAAGCTTCCACTGTTGATTTTAGATGCAGCCAAACTGGGAATCCTAGCATCAGCGAGTGTAAAGCTACCAGTGAGATTCCCAGGAATGTCTACTGTACCCTGGAATGTGTTGATATTAGTCATCTATTATAACTCCACAATTTTTTTAGCAGTCTGGGACGCTCCTAAAAAAATGGTTTTAGAAAGTTTTGGATGTACAGTTTAATAGCCTAAATCCCCACTATCAGGACTGTTACCTGAGCAATTGATAGTCGAAAGCCGTCCTGCTGTTTCGTGGCATAGGTATTCAACAAAGATGTTGAAACGAACCACACCGTTGCACGCATTAGCTGGTTTTATTGTCACAGTTGTGTCTGTGAGGGATGTTGCTATTGTTGAGTCCCAAGGTGTATTCATTGTACTGGTACTAATGATACTTGTCATACCCAAGGCTGGGACAAATTGTGAGTTCCCTGAACCCCCAATTTTACCACCAATAACATCAAATGTGAGTGTACTAACTTGGTCAAATACGGAAGCATCAGCCGATTCGATCAACATCGCTGTAACTTTAGCATGGAAGGCGTGATTTGTAAAATCGAGAACATACGTCGCATCTGCTACACTCGCACCACTGGTTAAATTTGTAGAAAATGAGTATGTCTTTTTCCCAACACCCCCAGTGTTTGTAATGAGACCCCCTGTGACATAGGCGCGTTCCCCGACGAATACATCCTTCGCTATACCGACACCACCAGCTGCCTTGAGAGCACCCGTAGTTGATGATGTCGATTCAGTTGCATTTGTTAGGGTCACCACACCATCTAGGGTGGCGGCGGCACCAAATAGGGGACCCGACACCCCTGCACCACCTGCGACAATTAAAGAACCGGTGGTTTTAGAAGACGATGTGGTAGTACCATGCACCTTGGAAACACCCCCAATATGCAAGTTTTCTTGGGTACTGATACCACCGGCAACCTTGAGGGCACCTGTTGTAGCCGAAGTTGAAGTAGTTGTGTCTGTCACTGTGACACTATCAGCTTCCACATCTTCGAAGTTAGCGTGTAAAGCATGAATATTTTTAGAAATACCTACACCACCAGTGACAATTAGGGCACCAGTGGTTTTAGAAGAGGCATCTGTGGCTGATATTACCTTAGCAACAGCTCCAACATTTAGGTTTTCTTGGGTACTGATACCACCAGCGACCTTGAGGGCACCCGTTGTAGCCGAGGTTGAGGTAGTAGTATCTGTCACTGTGACACTATCAGCCTCAACATCCTCAAAGTTCGCATGTAGAGCATGAATGTTCTTTGAAATACCTACACCACCAGTGACAATTAGGGCACCAGTGGTTTTAGATGACGCATCTGTGGCTGATATTACCTTAGCAACAGCTCCAACATTTAGGTTTTCTTGGGTACTGATTCCACCCGCAACCTTTAAGGCACCAGTTGTAGCAGAGGTTGAAGTCGTCGTGTCGGTCACTGTGACACTATCAGCCTCGACATCTTCAAAGTTCGCATGTAGAGCATGAATATTTTTAGAAATACCTACACCACCAGTGACAATTAGGGCACCAGTGGTTTTAGAAGAGGCATCTGTGGCCGATATTACCTTGGCAACAGCTCCAACATTTAGGTTTTCTTGGGTACTGATACCACCAGCAACCTTTAGGGCACCAGTTGTAGCAGAGGTTGAAGTCGTCGTGTCGGTCACTGTAACACTATCAGCTTCCACATCCTCAAAGTTCGCATGTAAAGCGTGAATATTCTTAGAAATACCTACACCACCGGTCACGATTAAGGCACCAGTGGTTTTAGACGAGGCATCTGTGGCTGATATTACCTTGGCAACAGCTCCAACATTTAGGTTTTCTTGGGTACTGATACCACCCACAACCTTAAGGGCACCAGTAGTTGCTGAGTCTGAAGTTGTGTTATCTGTAATAGTAACACTATCAGCTTCCACATCCTCGAAATTAGCATGTTGACCAACAATCTTTTTCGCAATACCCATACCACCTGCAACAATGAGTGCACCTGTTACGGTTGTAGTGGCATCAGTTGTAGAACTTACGAATGCGTTACCTGTTACATGTAGTTTTGCCTCTGGGTCAGCAGCGCCAACTCCCACATTTCCAGCTGTATAACTCAATGCATCTGGACTTGTTTCAATTGTCCATGGTGTACTAATAAAGGGATTACCATCTTCTCTGAAAGTACCAGTAAAGTTAATATCACCGTCAACATCTAGGGTGTAACCTGGAACTGCTTTGTTAATACCAACACGATTTGTTGTAGAGTTTACCACTAATATAGAAGTATCTACCTTGAGATCACCACCAACATTTAAGTTTTCTTGGGTACTGATTCCACCCGCAACCTTTAGGGCACCAGTTGTAGCAGAGGTTGAAGTCGTAGTGTCGGTTATGGTAACACTATCGGCTTCAACATCTTCAAAGTTCGCATGTAGAGCGTGAATATTCTTTGAAATACCTACACCACCAGTCACGATTAAGGCACCAGTGGTTTTAGATGAGGCATCTGTAGCGGATATCACCTTTGCAACAGCTCCAACATTTAGATTTTCTTGGGTACTGATACCACCCACAACCTTTAGGGCACCCGTTGTAGCCGAAGTTGAAGTTGTGTTATCTGTAATAGTAACACTATCGGCTTCAACATCTTCGAAGTTAGCATGTAAAGCGTGAATATTTTTAGCAACGCCTAGACCACCAGTGACAATTAAGGCACCCGTGGTTTTAGAACTGGCATCGGTTGTACCGGTAACTCCTAGGGTACCATTTATATTTACTGCGAGTGTGTTTGCTGTATTCATTGTTATAGTGGAATCGGCAGAACTCTGGAGGGTATGACCAATTTCAAGTTTTGATGCCGAAAAGTCATAAATGATTGCGACGTTACCCTTATGCCCACCTGTTAGGGGGTTATCCATAATTATACCAACATCGGCACCATTTACATTACCGATACCAACTTCGATTACAGGGTCTTCAACTGTAAGACTGTTCTGCCCTTGACTGGTTGTATTACCTGTAACGATCAAATCACCAGATACTGTAATATTACCATCAAAATTACCTGCCCCACCGAATATGGAACCACCTACACCCAAACCACCAACAACTTGAAGTGCACCAGTGGTTTTAGAAGAAGATGTTGTATTGTCCCAAACTTTCGTAATACCCCCGACATTAAGCTTTTCTTGAGTACTTATACCACCAGCGACTTTGAGAGCACCAGTGGTCACTGAAGTTGAAGTAGTAGTGTCAGTTATAGTGACACTATCAGCTTCAACATCCTCGAAGTTGGCGTGTAAAGCGTGTATATTTTTAGAAATACCCACACCACCAGTTACAATTAAAGCACCAGTGGTTTTAGAAGAGGCATCTGTGGCTGAGATTACCTTGGCAACAGCTCCAACATTTAGGTTTTCTTGAGTACTTATACCACCAACAACCTTGAGTGCACCTGTAGTTGCGGAGGATGAAGTAGTATTATCGGTTATAGTGACACTATCAGCCTCAACATCTTCAAAATTGGCGTGTAAAGCATGAATATTCTTCGAAATACCCACACCACCAGTGACAATTAGGGCACCAGTGGTTTTAGACGAGGCATCCGTGGCTGAGATTACCTTAGCAACCGCGCCAACGTTCAAGTTTTCTTGAGTACTGATACCACCCACAACCTTTAGGGCGCCAGTGGTTGCTGAAGTGGATGTAGTGTTATCTGTAATAGTAACACTATCAGCTTCAACATCCTCAAAATTTACATGTGTGGCATGAATATCACCCACAACACCTAAACCACCACCTATGGTCACCGCACCCGTTGTTTTGGATGAAGATGTGGTTGAACCCGTGACTCCTAAAGTACCGTTTATATTTACTGAGAGTGTGTTTGATGTATTCATGACAATAACGGAATCAGTAGCACCCTTGAGGGTATGACCAATTTCAAGGTTTGATGTGGAGAAATCATAAATCATTGCAACATTACCCTTGTTCCCACCCGTCAAAGGATTGTTCATAATGATACCAGTGTCCAAACCAGCTAAATTACCTTTACCAAGTTCAATTATGGGATCTTTAACTATAAGATTATTTGAATTAAAAACCGTTGTGTTTCCAGTGACTGTTAAATTGCCAGTGAGTGTGAGATTACCACAATGAACGTTTCCGGCTACACCTAAACCACCGGCAACCTTGAGAGCACCCGTTGTTTGATTGTTAGACTGTGTGGTGTCAGTAATATTAACACTATCAGCTTCGACATCTTCAAAATTAGCATTTAAAGCGTGGATGTTTTTGGAAATACCCACACCACCGCTGACAATTAAGGCACCAGTGGTTTTAGATGATGCATCTGTAGCGGATAACACCTTAGCAACAGCTCCAACATTCAGGTTTTCTTGAGTACTGATACCACCCGCAACTTGGAGGGCACCAGTTGTAGCAGAGGTTGAAGTCGTAGTGTCAGTGATACCAACCCCACCAGAAACGACTAAAACATTTGTACCATAATCATCAACGTAAAGATTCGAACCGACACTCAAAGTATGAGAAGCTAAAGCATTAGATATACCCACATTACCCGTGGTGACAAATGCAACTGTATTATTATAAAAAATTAGAGAATTCGAAGTGACATTACCTTGGTTAGTTACAGCTTGAAGACCCTGATTACCGATGAGATCTTGCGCTGATTCACCAGATTCGGTTAGCTCTTTTGTAGTGGTGTTATACATCATCAATACAATCTCAGCCTTACCTTCATAGTCAGGTCTAAAACGAACCGGTGATACATAAACGGCCCCACCTGTCGATGCATCAACCGCGGTATTACTCGCATTTAGAACGATCGTGTTTTCACCCTGGTCCTGTTGAGCGTGTTTACCAAACCGAATCTGGGTTGACCTCTCAACGGTCGGTAAGGTCTTGACCATTTAGTATAGTCTTGTATTTTAATTTGCGTAAAGTAGACCAGCCATTCCATTTTCGACTCTCAAAATATTGTAATTTACTGCATAAATTGGGTCATTAATGTTCATAGACTCACTCATGATAGTAGCTGACGATACACGACTGAAATTTAGGGTTCCTGTGGGCTGTAAGCTGGATGTTGAGAGACAGAAACAATAAAGAAAGAAATCTGGAGAAGTTACGAAGTTTGTGTGATAATAACTCGTGACGTCTATAAAATGTGGTTTACCCCATTTGTAGTTACTTACATCGAGACCATTTATGTTTAATTTAACTTTGTTTGTGGGAGATGTGAGGGCACCGTCGGTTGTTGTATCCGAGGATGCTAAATATTTTACTGGATGATTAAACGTGAGTTCTTGAACTAAAGTACCTGAAGCAATATTTTTTTGGACTTGTGTTATGAGGAGATCATGTTTTCTAGATGCAACCTGACCACGCTCCTCATTGTCAAGGTAATAATAATTCGCGAAACATTCGACGTTATAATTTGAAGCTGCTGTAGCCCAATGGATCCTAATTTCAACATTATGATAGTTTAGGGCTACAAGGGGTAGAGCGCATTGTGGCCCCTCACAGAAAAAGAACCTGAGAGGGTAAAAAAACGAACGCGCAGAAATACCCGGGTGTGTACCGTTCGCACTCCTAGATACATTTTGTGCAAATGTATCAATAGCAATCTTCTCTGTGAAAATTGCATCTTGGGTGTCAATAACGGAACCACCTATTAAAAGCTCAACTTTATCGATAATGGTGTCCCATCGTTGAATATCGAGGGCTTGGGTTTTGTCATCGAGTGTAAAATACACATAACTGAGAAGATCACCAGATCTCTCAAATTGGATGCTAGACATAGAATTGTTTTTCACCGCTCCGTGGATGGTTTGTTTTTCAACGGACTGTGAAAAATTAGCATGGCGTTTGAATGTTGAACTGAAGAAAGATATTTCAGGATTACCCATGATATATTTATCCTGGGCACCTATAGCAATCAATTGAACAACACCGGCAGACATGGTAATACTAATTTAAGGGGAGAAAAATTACAGGTTGGGTTTTCTACAGACGAAACGAAGGACTAAAAAATTATTTTCGGCGGGATTTGGTGGTGTTATAAGAACACCACTTTGATTACGAATATTGATAGTGAGACGATCAACTGTTCGAATGGGATTTACGTATTGCACAGCAATTGGGTAATCATCCTTGAAACTTATTATACCAGTATCATCTGTAGTTACAATACTAGCAAAAGATTTTCGAAGCATACCTAACGATGCCTGACCTTCATAAACATTGGTAGCGCGATCATTAAATGTAGAATTCAACTCATCAATGGAAATGTAACAATGTTCACTTCCATTAGCTGGTGTGACTGTATTAATTCGAGCGGCTAGAAGTCGAGCCTGTACAACATTTTTTAGAGGCTGACTCAAAAAACATGTCCATGTATTCGCGCTAGTCTGATTAAGAGTATCAATAGTGATGGTATGATATTCATAGTTTAGATCGGGAATCATCTCCGTTGGCGATGTAATCAGAGCCATTTATTATTAGCTTAGATTAAAGATCCGCCAATTCCATCCGCGATCTCATATCCGGCATGATCACCTACAAGTTTTTGGGCACCACAAAGACCACCTGGGGTAAGACCAACTGAGTAAGGGCTGTCCTCCTTGCCTGAACCAGCGGTACATTCAAGGTCGGGCTTGAGGTCGAAGAGAGATTCTTCACTGACAGGTGTAATGGTAATTGGCCTGGGCTGATAATTCGCGGTCTTCACAGTCATAAGAGACAGAACGAAGATGAGGGTCATCAAAACCGCGATGGCCATAAGAGCATTGCGATCACTCTTGTTGAAGTTAAGTTTAAACATTTATAATAGACATAGATTTTTTTAAAGTGCGTTAAAGAGATTTTCTTAGTTTCTAAATAGACAGTAGATGGACGAAGAAATCGTACTCGATAGAGGTCAAACGACTGTGATGAAATTAGATGCTGATGAACAGGCCCTGATGGATGAGATTCAAATTTCTGCACCACGACCAAAAACTGTACCTCGACCCACAAGACCTATGCAAAGACCTCAACAATCTTTTCAGGGTCAGGAGGCTATGGATGCTTTTGTGAATCCCAACAAACAAAGTGCCCCAGCTCAGCCTCAACAGGACGAGGAAATTGATTATGGTGAGGATGAACCAATGATGTTCGATGATGATGAACCCATGGGACCAGGTCCTAGTGACCAGGGTGAGCAACCCTCGAAGGGGTACACTTCAATTGATGAAGAGAAGTCGGATCTTATTAATAAATTAGCTCGACTTGAGAAGAAGGGATTTGCAGTTAACAAGAGGTTGAACGCTTACTCGAATGTTGATGAACTCAGATCAGAGGTCAAGAGGATTACATACAGCATAGATGTTGAACAATCAGTTCGCTTCTCTCGCCGTATGTTGGTCGCCTGTGTAACTGGACTTGAATTTTTGAATAAGAGGTATAACCCATTTGAGGTTCAACTTGAGGGTTGGTCTGAGTCTGTTATGGAGAATGTTGATGATTATGATGGTGTATTCGAGGAACTATATGTGAAATACAGATCTAAGGTCAGTGTTGCACCAGAGGTCAAACTGATTATGATGTTGGGTGGCTCAGCAATGATGTTCCATCTTACAAATTCGATGTTCAAGTCAGTAATGCCTAACATGAATGATGTTATGAAGCAGAATCCAGACCTGGTGAAGAATATGATGGCGGCGGTTCAGAACACTACCCGCGACACTAGTGGACCCGCAGTTGATGCACCCGTGGGTGGTTCAGGGCAGTACGAGATGCAGGGTCCCGGACTTGACATTTCAAGCCTGATGGGTGGCATTTCGATGCCTCCCCCACCCCCAATGAATACCTCAATGGGACAAGGACCCTCGGCGCCTCAGCTTGTTGAGGAGGATGATGATCTCTCTGATATCATGTCCATCTCTGGTGATTCCACTGGAGGTGAGGTCAAGGAGGTCAATGTTGGTGCAGGATCTAAACCCAAGAGAACTCGTCGAAAGAAGAAGACCGAAATAAATCTCTAAACTTATATAAATGATAGCGTATTGTCCGCTTGAGGAGCTCGAGCCTCCCGTTCGACAGCAAGAAGTTGTCGCTGAGGCCAAGGTCGAACCTGTAAAGCCTCAGGTCGGCCGCGAAGAAACCGAATTAAATTACGTCATCATGGCTTTCATTGTTGGCGTAGTAGCACTAGCCGTCTCTGATTCCATCAGGGCGTAAATGTTTAATCTACCGCGGGGTACCACCCTCCCTCGTAGTAAATTTAATATGTGAATGTCGCTAGAGTAACTGTACCAGCAGTTTCATTATCAAGGTTACCTTGGCTCTGGGAAGTAAGGTTGTGTGAAATTTTCTTAAGACCACCATCACACGCACTCGTTACCTCCACAGTTATGTCATATATATAGTTTCGACCATCATCCAATGTCGCTGGTAAAAGTCGAATACCCCGTGTTCCCGTTTGTGTTGCACTACTCCATGGATATTGTGTACCCCCAGTACTACCCATTATGGCTTGTGGACCTATGGATATATCATATATGGTCCCAGTTGAACCATCGTGTGTACCACCGGTCGCTTCAAGAACCACAGTACTCGTGTTAGCTTTAGTTCCTGAGTCTCTTAATACGGCTATAATCTTTGCATAAAACGTCCCAGTTCTAAAAGTGAGAATCACATCTTGTCCAGCCGTGTTAGCGATTGGGAACGTATTTGAATACCGCTTCGTCGCCACCTGGTCAGAGTTTGTGATGATACCACCATTCACATGTAGTGTTGTGTTCGCGGTTGCACCATCCAAACCTAGACCGACTTGGTTACCTAAATCTAGCGCACCATCGACCGAGAAATCACCTATGACCTCTACATTACTGTTGAGGAAGGTTGTATTTTTTGATCCGGTTCTCAATGGGTTAATATATACATTACCCGTGGTGTCCGCATAAATGTTTGCAGACCCAGCCGATGTCGTGAGTTCGATAGTCGCGTTACTTGAGGGACTTTGTACACGAACCATACCATCATAGACATGAAGCTGTTTCTGTGGGTTTAGGGTACCCACACCCACGTTACCCCCGTGTGTAATATGAACACCATCCGTTTCTGTACCGCTATTGGTACCACCAATTACGATACCGGAAAGTGAAGTAGCTGAGTCCCTGAAAGCCTTCACATAACCACCGAAATTCTCAGTGGTGTATAGAAGAATTCCAGACTTTTTAGTGAATGTACCCGAACCTGGGTGAGGACTCTCAAGTTTTAGGAGTGTTTGGTCTGTTGTGTTTCCATTGAAAATGTGTACATTCGAGTCTACAGTTGATGTACCTATACCAAGTCTACCAAGATTGTCAAAACGGGCGAATTCAACTTGCGATTCCTGAGTGTTTCCATGGGTAAACGTAAGTTCGCGACGGGTACTCCCGTCTAGAAGATTTCTAATTACGTTCACAGAGTCTCCCGCCGCGGGGTTAGTTGTCACGAACGCGAAACCAGTCAATCTGAACGCACCACCACCAGCGAATGAGATATCACCATTACAAACTAATACAGTACCGTCGGGAGCATTTTCTGCCTCTGTACGCGTTCCACCAATAACTACTATACCGGTTGTACCGACATCTGTGACCACCATCGCTGGTACCTTGGCGTCCATATCTGCAAGAATTTGACCCGAACCATAGAATGATTCACCAGCGGATGTGTACGTTTGGAACACGTGTTGTGCAGCAATGTGTCGAATCCTGTCAGGACCAGTGGCTAAACTTGCTTTATCATTACCCTTAAATATTATAAGTTCATTCTGAGTGTCACTCGCACCATAACGTCTTTCTACAAGCCTCGTGTTACCAAATGCGTCACCAGCGAGACCACCGAATGAAAGTTCACTACCCACGACTACATTACCCAATACATCTAGGGCACCCCGGGGTGAATCAGTGCCTAGACCAACCCTACCAGTATCACCAGATATGTATAAACCCACGGTCGAAGAATCTTTATTGTTATCTGTATTTTGTGTAATTCTAAAATCTGAATCTGTTCCAGTTACACCTGTTGACCAACCTCTAGGATTAGAGCCTGCATTTGTTTGGATGTAAGAGGTGAATACATTACCTGCGAGTATACGAGTTTTTGCCGCTAAAATTGCATCACCCGAACTTCCATCAAAGTTATGCACTAACAAACCATTTGTTAGGGGGTTGGCTGCACCCGTAGCATGTACTTCTAAATGAGCGGTAGGTGATGTCGTGCCTATACCAACGCGACCATCACTTCTAAGTGAAAGCACATCAACCTCTGTCTCGTAATTTGTACTTGCTAAAAATATATCAAGTTGAGAGTTGGCTGTACCACTTGAAACCGCTGTGTGTTTACCCATTTTCATTGTTGCCCTCACACCATCACTACTCGAGGTTCCACCCTCTCTACAAAGTTCCAGAACCCTCGTGAAATCTGTCAAATCTGCTGAAACCGCAGTTGCATTAGAAACAACGAGTGGAGTTCCAATATGCTTGTACGTTCCATTATTGGTGATTTCATCATTGATAAACACTGTACCCCCAGATGTATGTAATCTACCCTTGGGTGTAGCTGTGCCTATACCAACGTTTGAACTTTCAAGGATGGTCAACTTTGGTGTACCCATTGTAGCAGTTTTACTCGCATAAATATTGAGACCCTTACCCTCAGCTACAATATTCTCAATCTTGTTTTCAAGTCCAGTTGAATACATACGAGAACTCGTTTTCCCCGTTGTTCCCCATGTATTACCATAAATAAAACCATCACCTCCAGTCGTGTGCACATTTCCCGCCACGGTCATTTTTTCACTTGGTTGGGTATTCGATATACCTATTCTACCCTCAGGGGTAATCCTCACTCTTTCTGTATTTTTTGTACTCATTTTGATTATTTGATTCGTATTTGATGTACTCGCACCAAATATTTCGATTGAACTCACATTTGAAGCAGTGGGACCTGATTTAAGAACAAGTGCATTTGATGTACTGTCAACACCGAATCTATCTGCATGTATAGATACGTTTGCATGTGAATAAATTGATTCTGTAAAAAGATTTGTCGTTGTTGTATTACCTATAACAGTTAATGTATTTGCACTTGTCAGATTTCCAAATATTTTTGCACCTACAGACAAGGTATTTGTTGGTGCAAGATTGGCAATACCTGAATGAGATGTGCCTGAACCCACCGTTCGAATTGAATTTGATTTAATATTTTCATTGAAAAGAATTGGTGCAGTAGCACTTGGATCGAAAGTTACTAAACTTCCAATTCTCATACCACCCGAAACTACATTACCTGTCACTGCAACATTCCCGTCAGATACAAACACATTTGGTCCTGTATCATCAAAGTACACATTCGATCCCACTGACAATGTAAATTTGGTTGATATATTTGCCACACCCACATTACCATCAGCAAACATCTGTCCATACACATGAAGATTGACAGTGTTAGATTGATCAATGTGAATTTTGGTATCGATTGGAGCCATTTGAGTTCGACCAACTACAAATTCATTATTAGAAAATTGATATCCAATAACAAGATTTGACACACTTGCATCACCACCCTCCGTCATGATTAAAGCATTATCAAATGGGGCATTTTTGTTATTCGTGGCTGCTTGTTGAATCGCATTATTTGATACCACCAAGTTTATAATCGTTTGATATTGGGGTGTTTCAGTTATAAACACATTACCATTTACGTGGAGATTACCATTTATTGTTAAATGTCCTTGGTCAATACATACATTACTATCATGAAAAACAGCTACATTTGAACCCGGATTAAAATTTTTAGTTGTACCAACACTTAAATAATTATCAACCGATATATTTGTAGTATGTGTATTTCCCACAACCTTCAATACATTTGATCCCATTCTATCAATGATGAGTGTATCATCCACATTAATAATGTTTGAAACTAGAACGTTTGTAGCTGAAACGTTACCTTTTGCGGTAACTAAATGTTCACTAGCTCTATTAATAACAAATTCAGCATTTGGTCCAATCTGAAACTCGTTTGTAGCACTCGGTGCCGCAATACCAAGCTTATCGTTCACATACAAACGCTCGGCACGAATACCCTTGGTCACGTCAAGAACAATATTCGTTCCTGTATCCTCTACAAAAATATTTGAACCTATAGAAATATTCTTTGTAGGATTTGTATTAGAAATAGCAAATTTTTCTGCTGTAATAACTTCAACGTCGATCTCTTTTGTAATAATACTTTTTACGTCAGTAAGTACATCTTGCTCGACTGGGTCTGCGTCTAGACTGGTTACGAAAACCTGATCGAAACGAGCTGTTCTACCCATCTATACCTTAATTACCGAATAAAATTCCAGCTAAACCATCCTTGATTCTTAGAACATTATAGTTTACTGCAAATACACTTAACTCCTGATTACTTGGTCTAAGATTACCCTTCTCCACACCCCGTAATACAAGTTTGGCATGATCTATACGACTGAAATTACAGGTACCTGATGGATTATAGTCTGATGCATTTAGACAGAAATGATACGCAAAGTACCTTGTATTGAAAAGTACATTGGTTTCGTGGACAAAATCAGTCGCACCGTACGATGATTTGTAATAATTTTGTACTGTGTGAAAATAATTTGGAGACATGTGTTCAAGGATTGGGGTCCCATTGATTTGAATATCACCACTTAAAAATGTTAAACGATCGTTCGCAAAATCATCACTTAATGCACCAAAACCAAAAAAGATGGATTTGACTGGATGATTAAACGATGAAATATCAAATGTATTATCACCACCACCTAAAGCGTTATCAGCCACAGTCTCCAATGGAAGATTTATTTGTTGTGTTTGTGTGATGACAAAGTCGAGGCTTCGACCCACGAGAGATTCTCGTTCTTCTTTATCTAGGTAAATATAGTTGCCGTATACATTAATTCGTTTTTGTGCAGCTGTAAGATTTAGAACTGAATCATTATAATATGTGTCATCGAAATTTATTTTGATTTCGACTTGATGATGTTGTAAGGCTACAAGGGGTAAGAATGCCTTATGATCACAAAAGAAGAAGTGAAGTGGGAGAAATGCTGGATTGGATTTAGAAACTTTGTTATTCAATTCTTGTGTCTTACTCCATGTGTCGGACATATAATTGTGCCATATATCCGAGTAATAATCAAAATGTTGAGAATCTATTTTTTGACCCCCTATGTAAAGCTCAATAGTGGAATTGTAAAAAAGATTAGAAGACATGTTTACAGCATCGACACCGACTTTCTCAAACCAAATACCATTAATGATATCACCTAAAACTGGTATAGTAATTGAGTTGTCAGTTTGGGTGACCGATTTAATCAATTTTGGAGCCTGAGAAAAATTTGTATGTCTCGTAAACTTCATACGAAAAAAAGAATGACCTTCTTCACTGGTAAGATACACATCTTGAACTCCTTTAGAGACCAATTGTATTAATGCACCCGACATTTAATAGATGTTTAGATTATAAAAACAGACACTTTCCCTGAGGGAAGGCACTCTTAGGTTCTTCTACATTTTTACCGTGTATTTTAAAACCACCTTGACGGTATATCTTCATTCGTTTATAATACATCGCTGTAAAGACAGACCATGGATCGTGAACATCGTAGATGTGGGGTTCATTCTTTTTTCCTTTTGTTTCTCTCATAATTCTACCAATACTTTGTGTAATATCAGATTTAGGAGAAGCTAAAATAACTGTATCTAATGTTGGAATATCTAAACCTTCGTGTGCTTGACTAAACGTAGCAAAAATAATCTTTTTCTTGGACGACTCTTGGAGTTGAGCTTCTTTCATACCACCCATATATAGACCAGACGTTTTAGGAAAACATTGATGAAGAAATTCACAATGAAAACGACGATCACTGAGTACTAGAAGCTGACGGGTACCTGCTGATGCCTTTTTTACTAATTCTACTAACATTTTGTTTCTAGCCCTATCTTCAACAAGTTCTGTAATCATATTTGGCATTGAAATTTTACCGTTTCGCATAGAGGGTGGTGGATTCTTATAGTTAGGTGAATCAAATACGACAGGAAATACCTCAACCTGTCCTTGATTTTTTCGTTCAACTGCAAAAAATGTGGGTCCCATAAACCAATGAAGAACCTTTGTTAGACCATCCTTCCGTTCTGGAGTTGCGGAGAGTCCGTAGATATGTCGTGGACAAAGTTTAAACAGACTCTGACTAAATACTTTAGCACAAATGTGATGTGCTTCATCAACAATGACTGTTCCTATACTTTCAAAATCTGAGAAACTGTATTCTTTTAGGGATAACGATTGAAGCATAGCGATGACAAAATCACAATTAACCTCCTTTTTGTTTTGTTGAACAACCCCTATAGTGGCTCCCGGACAAAACTGTTGAATGCGTTCTCTCCATTGATCAGCGAGAAACTGTTTATGTACGATAATCATCGTGCGATACCCAAGTTTAGAAGCTATGGCCAGGGATACCGTCGTTTTGCCATAACCACATGGTAAAGAAAGAACGCCATGCCCTGCTTTAATAGCTGCCCCGAATGCTTCATTTTGGTGTGTGGCATCCCGAAGTTGTCCTGCAAACCGTGTGTTAATTTTAGTTGGTTCTGGTCGCTTGTCATGTTTAGGTTCCCCAAGTTTAGAAGTTCCATAGAATCTGGGAACGCAGACTCCATTCTTAGCTGGTTTGAAAACTTTGAAAGGCGGTGGAGGAAATCCAAAGTCTCCATTTACGATGGGTCTTACCGTTAATTCTTTTTTAATTTCTTGGATTGGACCCACATCCACCAGATATCCAGTTCTAGTGAGAGTGGTCATTTAGATATTTAAAGATTATAAACTTTATATAGATATATCATGCCTGCCGTAAATGTTGAAGAAAACATTAAACAGATTAGTTCCAATATTGAGAAGATGACCCAAGAAATATTCAGGCTTCAGGGAATGCTTCAAACTTTTGAGGGGTTCAGGAAGGGTGGTCTCGAGGTTATTAACCTCCCTAACGACCCCAGTCAGCCACCCATCGAGGAACTAAAGAGTGTCCAAGAGAAGCCCGAGTAATTACCAACATTCCAAACACCCTTGAAGTCTATTTCGACTTCAACATCATCACCCTTTATTAGAGACTGAATAGGACGTCCTTTGACGTTGCACATCACTCTCCTATAACGAAATGGTACCTTCACAGTAAGAATATTCCCATCGAGGGGATTATCAATATTTGTATTTGCAAGTAAGTGCCATTTATTTGTATGCATTCGTTCTATAATTTCCGAGACTTTAGCAGGAATTATATAACGGATATACTTTTTAGAATTGAAATCATACATGGGTTCGTGAACTTTAGCCACGAACTTCATTGATCTCTATTACGATATACTAAAATTAAAACTATAAGCAACACGAGAATGAAAAGTAGGACTTGTGTGAGAAGTAGAGGTTTGAGTGGTTTTCTTGTACCAAAACATTCATGACTTAGGGCTCTAGATACCTCAGTACCGGCTTCAATACTCGAGTATGGAGTTTCACGAGGAGACATCATACCACACATCGCAACTTTAGGACATTTACCAAAGAATGGGAGTTGACCATGAAGGCTGAGAACCCCGGAGGATTGAGAAAAGGACCATCTCTCTTTTTCTACCTCCCATTCTGCACCCCAACCAATTCGCATATCAACAGGTTCGGGTAAACCAAGTTGTTTTACAACTTCTTCTTTTATGGTTTCGGGATTGGAAGTTAATATTTCTTCGCTGAGGTCACATATGACACATGATACGGTATTTGTACCGAATAGAACTTTGGGTTGTAAATTCCACTTGGTTTGGATTGCTATTTCAAGGTCTGATTTCATGACTGGTGTTTCGTCATAATCGATAAGAACATTTATAGCACCATATGTACTTCCTTGTAATTGTTTGGTAGCGTCAGGACCCCAATTATCACCTAAAAATTTCATAGCTGGACTGTTATCCAGACACAAAAAGAGCATTCCATCATCAATAGTTCTTTCATCTGAAAATGTAGCCACAAAGTCATCTTCACCATATTCAACATTCATCAATTCTGTACCAAAAATAAAGTTGGCACCAGCGTTAATGAGTGCTTCTTCCATAGCATCACACATCACCTTACCTGATACCTTCTGTGTGCACATGTGTGAAAGCATGGTATGGTCTATATTTTTTACAAATTCATATGCTGTCATCACATCCCATGTAACCCCATCCATGATGAGTGGTAAGTGTTCAACGTATGCCTGACCCGTCTCACTAAGAGTTCCTACTGCGTCTTTTAGAGATATACCCCTATACTTTTTGGGTTGTGCAATTACTTTAGAAAAGAGAGAAATGAGGGTTCCATAATCTTTTACACCTAGGGATTTAAAAGCAAATTCAAAAATACTCTTCTTTTCTACTATTTGAAATATATCATTCCAATCGATGTTCATCTCTGAAAATATGGACTGTGTATTTACAAACGCCTTATCAAATACAATTCTGTGTGCGTGAAGATCTCGAGTTTCTAATTCCGGTTCCCACCAAGAACCACCAGCTGAAACCTTCCTATCATATATAGTGACGTCATGGTCTCCTGATCTGAGTATTTCCCATGCGAGAGACATTCCTGTTGGACCTGATCCGATTATATGAATCTTCATTCTATCTTTAGCTTATAGAAAAAATCCTAAGGGTAATGTAGGATATGTTGAGTATAGCCAATACGAATGTGCCACCTGTCAAGTTGGCGCCAAATCAAAAGGTAAAAACATGGAAATTCGCAGCTAAATATTTGTGGAAGGAGCGCTTTACTGACGATAAAACTGAGCTTGGTCGATGGACTAAAGGTGAACTTCTAGAGCTTGGACCAACATTTGTAAAATTAGGACAAATAGCATCCACACGGGGAGACCTCTATCCACCAGAATTTACCAAAGAACTCGAATCTCTACAAGATAATGTACCACCATTTGATTTTAATCTTGTAAAAGATGTTGTAAATAGAGATATATTCAAAGATTTTGATGAGATTCCATTTAAATCAGCTAGTATTGGACAGGTACATAAAGCTACTCTTCAAAATGGTAAAAAAGTTGTTGTAAAACTAAAAAGACCCGGGATTTACGAGACTATGAAATCCGATACAAATAATGTCAAGAAGATTCTTGACTTTATTCAGTCTGTTGGTATCGACACTGGTTCCAGTTCTAACTTTGTTCTCAATGATTCTATAGAATATCTTCTTGGAGAAGCCGACTATAAGCAAGAAGTTGAAAACGCGATTAAGTTTAGAAAGAGTTTGAAAGGTATTGATTGGATAAAAGTTCCTTATGTGTATAAAAAGTATTGTACCGATGATATGATTGTAATGGAGTATGTAGAGGCTGATAAGATTACAGAGATCAAAAATAAGAGAATCAATAGGAAGAAGGTGTGTGAGGCTCTCGTTAATTCATATGTGATTCAAACGATGGATAGTGGGTTATTTCATGGTGATCCACATCCAGGTAACCTGGCTATTTCCAAAGATGGTAAATTGGTGTTTTACGATTTTGGTTTATTGATTGAACTGGATGATGAATTGAAACAGGGTTTTGAAGATTTATTTGCATGTATTATAAAACGAGACACAAAAGGAATTGTTCAAATATTAATTAAGCTGGGAGTCATTGTACCAACATCTTCAGACGTTAGTGACATTGAAGTATTTTTTGAAACTATCTTAGGATATCTAGAAACCCTTGATGGTGGTTCTATAATGAAAGATGAGCTCGCGGGTGAACTTGCGATGGAAAAACCATTTGTTATACCAACAAGTTTTGTATATTTAGCAAAATCATTTTCCCTAATTGAGGGGATATGTCTTCAACTCGACCCAGATTTTGATTATTTCACATACCTAGAACCAATGATTCAAGAGCAGTTTTTAGAGTCTCTCGATATAAGTGAAATGATTATGAATACCACCGAAATTCCATCTAAAATTGGAAAAATAAATTCGACTGTTCTCGGCCTTGAGAGGTCGAGAGCAGCGATGAAACGGTCAATGATTAAAACACGACAGGAGATACGGATAGTTCAATACAGTGTGATATGTGCTTTATTAGCTGAGAGGTTTAACGGGACACCAATTGCTGCTCTACTCGTTGGAATTGCTATTTGGATTACTTTTCGTAAAGATCGATCTCTTTAGCGTTGCTCTTCTTCTTCTTAGTTTTCTTCTCCTCCTTCTTGATAACATCTTGATGTTCCTTTAACATTTCTTGTACTCGCTTACGTTCGTCACGTGCGATGTCACCAATCTTGTCCTTAATTTTGTCTACCTCGGTCTTCCTTTGTTTTTGAATTTTCTTGCCAATTTTTTT